GTGAGTATGAGCAACAGCAATTCATTGGTTTGTTGCAGACTTTGGGTGCTGAGACTCCTGTTTTGCCAATTATCCTCAAAGGAATTATTGGAAACAGCAGTTTGTCTAACCGAATGGAGTTGATTGCCAAGTTAGATGAGATGATGCAACCAAATCCTGAACAACAGCAGATGCAACAGATGCAACAGCAGTTGGCTATGCAAGCGGCACAGGCAAATATTGCAGTTCAGACTACTCAAGCTGAACAAAACAGGGCTGAAGCACAGAAATTGTCTGTTGAAACGCAGTTAATGCCTCAAGAAGTACAAGCTAAGATGAGCGCAAGCCTGACAAAGAATCTTCCTAATCAAGATGATCTTGCTTCTAAGGAATTTGACAAGAGAGTTAAGATTGCCGAGTTGATGTTGAAAGAAGCTGACATCAAGAACAAGTCTAAGATTGTTGAATTGCAAATGGCAGAGAAAAACAACAAGATTTCAGGCATGGAATCTGACTTCCTCGACCAATTGACTAGAGAACTGAATGCTGGACAGACAGGAATTCAATAATGGATATTGAAAATCTAGCCAAAGAGTTAATTCTCAAGAATATGACTCCTGAACAGCAGATGGCTGTACTGGAATCAGTGCGTCAGTCTGTTGCCAATGCCAAAGAGGTGCAAAAGAAGAAGATTGGTGAGAATGTTGACTTAGTTGTCCAAGCCTTAAAGAAGATCGAATCTGATATTCGTTCTCGTTTTGACGATGTAGGCAATGCCATTGAAAAGCGTGTTGCTTCTATCCAAGATGGTCGTGATGGTAGTAACGGCAAGGATGGAAGGGATGGCAAAGATGGAAAATCAGGTCGAGATGGCGCAAAGGGTGATAAGGGTGACTCTGGTCAAGATGGGCGTGATGGAGTGGATGGTGTTGATGGTATTTCTGTTACCTCTGCTCGGATTGATTTTGACGGTAGTCTTATCATTGCATTGTCTTCTGGTGTTGAACTCAATGTTGGTGAGGTTGTTGCTCCTGACCTTGCAGAACGCATCAAAGTCATTACTAATGGTGGCGGCACTTCTCAGTCTGTTCTTGATACTCTAGCTTCCCTGCAAACAGAAATTGATAATCTTATTCCTAGCCAGACAGGTAACGCTGGAAAGGTTTTAACCACTAATGGCTCTGTCCTTTCATGGGCTTCTGTTGCTGGTGGACTGAGTTATCAGGGAACTTGGAATGCTTCTACCAATACACCTACGCTGGCATCTGGTGTTGGTGTAAACGGCTACTACTACATCACTGCTACGGCTGGTTCTACTAACCTTGATGGCATTACCGATTGGCAGATAGGCGATTGGTTAATGTTCAATGGTACTGTTTGGCAGAAGATTGACCAAAGCAACTTGGTTACTTCTGTTAACGGACAAACTGGTGCGGTATCGGTTGGCACTGTCACTTCAGTTGCGGCTACGGCAGGAACAGGAATTACCGTAACTGGTAGCCCAATTACTACCTCTGGAACTTTAACCATTACCAACACTGCTCCAGATCAGACGGTGAGCCTGACAGCAAGCACAGGTATTAGCACATCAGGTACTTACCCTAATTTCACAATCACTAATTCCGCACCCGATCAAACGGTAAGTCTGACTGCTAGTACAGGTATATCTACAAGTGGGACTTATCCAAGTTTTACTATAACTAATACTGCACCAGACCAAACTGTTGCATTGACTGCTGGCACAGGAATCAGCACAAGCGGAACTTATCCCAACTTCACAATTACCAACTCTGCGCCTGACCAAACAGTTGCGTTAACTGGTGCTGGTACAACTAGCATCACTGGTACTTACCCTAACTTCACCATTACCTCTGCTGACCAGTTCCAAGGAACTGTAACTTCTGTCACAGGTAGTTCTCCTATTGTGTCATCAGGTGGTGCTACTCCTGATATTTCATTGGCGGCAAATTATGGCGACACTCAGAATCCCTACGCATCTAAGACTGCAAACTTTGTTTTAGCCGCACCCGATGGTACTGCTGGAGTTCCGACATTCAGGGCAGTTGTTGCCACTGATATTCCTACACTCAATCAAAATACAACTGGTACTGCAAGCAATGTTACTGGTACTGTTGCAATTGCCAATGGTGGTACAGGTCAGACTACTGCAACAGCGGCATTTGATGCTCTTGCACCTAGCCAAACAAGCAATTCGGGTAAATACCTAACCACCAACGGTTCTACAACCAGTTGGGCAACAGTTGCTGGAGCAGGAACAGTCACAAGTGTTGGTGGGACAGGCACAGTTAATGGAATTACATTAACTGGAACGGTTACATCAAGTGGCAATTTAACGCTTGGTGGAACATTGGCAAATGTCAGTCTTACAACGCAAGTGACTGGTAATTTACCAGTTACAAATCTGAATAGTGGAACAAGTGCAACTTCAAGCACTTTTTGGCGTGGTGATGGCACATGGGCTACGCCATCTGCATCAGTAACCCCTGCCGCAGTATCAGATCAGAACAACACATCTACTGGTTATTTCGATTTGCCTGTTGGAACAACTGCCCAACGTCCCGGCAGTCCAACTGTGGGAATGATTCGTTACAACACTACTGAATCAAAGTATGAAGTTTATAGCGGAACAGCGTGGCAATTCATTTCTTCTACAGGATACCCATACAACATTGAGTATCTTGTTGTTGCTGGCGGTGGTGGTGGTGCTAGTGGCGGTGGAGGTGCTGGTGGATATAGAACTGCAAATGGTTTTACAGTAACACTTGGAACAAGTTATACAGTTACTATTGGGGCTGGTGGAGCAGGCGGGACAGGTGGTACTTCTGGTGCAGCAGCAACGGCTGGACAAAATTCTGTATTTTCTAACATTACATCAACAGGCGGCGGTGTTGGCTCAAGAACAAGCAACACTGGAGATTCAGGTGGTGGTAATGGTGGTTCAGGTGGTGGCGGCGGTGGAAGTGGAAGTAATTTAATGACTGGGGGAACTGGCAACACCCCAGCAACAAGCCCATCCCAAGGAAATAATGGCGGTAGCAATTCAAGTTTTATTGCGTCTCCTTATCCTGCTGGCGGGGGTGGAGGTGCAACTTCTGCTGGGGCTAATGCAGTAAATGGCACTACATCAGGAGCAGGGGGCGCTGGCACAGCATCTTCCATTTCAGGCTCATCTGTTACATACGCAGGCGGTGGTGGTGGCGGAAGTTTTGGTGGCGGCACGGCTGGTGCAGGCGGTGCAGGCGGAGGGGGAGCAGGAAGTGGAACGACAAATGGAACGGCAGGAACTGCAAATACTGGTGGCGGCGGCGGTGGCGCAATTAACACTGGAACTGGCGGCGCAGGCGGCTCTGGTGTAGTCATTCTTTCTATTCCAACAGCAAATTACAGCGGAACAACAACAGGTTCACCAACAGTTACCACATCAGGTTCAAACACAATTTTGACATTTACTGGTAGCGGTTCATATACTGCATAAGGATAAACATGGCGCACTTTGCAAAAATTGGTTTAAACAACATAGTCACAGATGTTTTGGTTGTTGCCAATCGAGAAACAATGGATGCCCAAGGCAATGAACAAGAATCTATTGGCATTGAGTTTTTGAAAACTCTGACAGGCCATGAGACATGGATTCAGACTAGCTACAACGGCAACATCCGTAAGAACTACGCTGGTGTAGGGCACACCTACGACAGTCAGCGTGATGCGTTTATCCCCCCACAACCATATCCAAGCTGGACGCTGGTAGAAGAAACTTGCCAATGGATTGCGCCTGTTGCTATGCCTACTGATGGCAAGATGTATCAATGGGATGAAGCTACATTGACATGGATTGAGGTAACTCCATGACCCCAGAACTACAAAATTACTACGAAAGTAGGTTTGAAATGATGGGGATGGAGGGTTGGAAGGATTTGTGCATAGATATTGACAATATGATAGAGTCACTCAATAATCTAAGCGTTATTCCTGATGAAAAGACCTTGATGTTCAAAAAAGGTGAACTTTCCATCTTGACTTGGCTGAAAACCTTGAAAGAGGTCAGCGAAAGAGCGTATGAGGAATTGAATGAAAAGAATGTTTGATTTTGCCTGTGAAAATGGGCATAAAACTGAAAGACTTGTTGATTATGAGACAACAAGTTTTCGATGTGAGTGCGGAGAAACAGCCAACCGTACTCTATCTGCTCCAAACTTCAAGTTAGAAGGGTGGTCTGGTTCTTTTCCATCAGAGCATGGAAGGTTCGAGAAAAAACACCTAGATCAACTGAAGTGGGAGCAAAAACACAACTCATAAGCAGAAATGCCGAGTTGAATGTCCTAGAACCGATAACGGCAGGAAAAAGGTAAAAATATGTTGATTGACAATGAAGATGAGTCGCTAAGTGAGTTAGATGCAGTTGAGCAAAAGAAGCAACTACCTGAAGTAGCACCCTTATCCGAGATGCCTGAGAAATACAGGCAGAAATCTTTGGAAGAAGTGGTCAAAATGCACCAAGAAGCTGAGAAGTTAATTGGAAAGCAAGCGCAGGAAGTTGGGGAAGTGCGGAAGCTGGCAGATGAACTTATAAAGCAAAACCTCTCCTCTAAACAACAACCTATTGAGGAAGAGCCAGAAGTAGATTTTTTCGAGAATCCACAGGCGGCGGTTCGTAAGACTGTTGATAACCATCCCGATGTACTTGCGGCTAGACAAGCTGGTCAAGAGTTCAAAAAGATGCAGATTCAGCAAAAGCTGGCGCAAGAACACCCTGATTTCGGTCAGATTGCTCAAGATGCAGACTTTGTGAATTGGGTGAAATCTTCACCTATTCGCCTTGGTTTGTATGCAAAAGCTGATGGTGAGTTTGACTATGACAGTGCAAACGAATTGTTAAGCACCTATAAGCAGTTGCGAGGAATTAAGGCAAAACAGACTACAGATGCAGGGGAAACTCAGCGCAAGTCAAACCTTAAAGCGGCAAGTGTCGATGTAGGTGGAAGTGGAGAATCTGGAAAAAGAGTCTATCGCAGGGCTGATCTAATTCGGCTGAAGATGACTGACCCAGATCGTTATGAGGCGTTAAGCGGAGAAATCATGCAAGCGTATCAAGACGGCAGGGTTAGATAATTTAACTTATCGTTTTTTGGAGATTTAACATGGCAACATCATTTTCCCCCACAAACTCAGTTACGGTAACAACCGCTGAAAAATTCATCCCAGAAATTTGGTCAGATGAAATCGTTGCGGCTTACAAGAAAAACCTCGTTTTAGCTAACTTGGTTATGAAGATGAACTTTAAAGGTAAGAAGGGTGATGTGGTTCACATCCCTGCACCTACACGAGGTTCTGCTTCTGCTAAAGCCGCTGAAACAGCAGTCACTTTGATTGCCGCTACAGAGTCTGAAGTTCAAGTTTCTATCAATAAGCATTACGAATACAGCCGTTTGATTGAGGATATTGTCGAAGCCCAAGCCTTGAACAGCTTGCGTAACTTCTACACATCTGACGCTGGTTACGCTTTGGCTAAACAAGTCGATACTGACTTGGTTCAGTTGGGTCGTTCAACCAATGGCGGTGGTGGTACAAATACTTATGCAACTGGTGCGTTTATTGGTGGTGATGGTACTACTGCTTATGTTGCCGCAAGCAACAATGAGTCAGCATTGACCGATGCCGCTATTCGCCGCACTATTCAGCGTCTTGATGACACTGATACCCCAATGGATCAGCGTTTCTTCTTGATTCCTCCCTCAAGCCGCAACACATTGATGGGTTTGGCTCGTTACACTGAACAAGCCTTTGTTGGTGGTACAAACAGTACCATTCGCACAGGTGAGATCGGTAACTTGTACGGTATCCCTGTGTTTGTCTCAAGCAATTGCGACACAGCATCAGGTAGTAACAATGCACGAGTTTGCTTGATGGGTCATAAAGACTCACTGGTTTTGGTTGAACAAGTGGCTATTCGCTCACAAGTTCAGTACCAACAGCCGTACCTTGCAACTTTGTACACAGCAGACACGCTGTATGGAGTGCAAATTCTGCGTTCAGCGGCAAGCACTGGTGCGGCTAAGTCTGCATCAATGTTTGCTTTGATCGTTCCAGCCTAATTGCAGTTGTCCCTCCTATCTCTAGAAATAGGGGTAGGGGGACTTTTTTTAACCTAATTAGGAGAAATCAAAATGGCAACAGCAAGTGCAGTTGTAACACGCAGAGGCAATGACAGTTTTCGGGGTTTGTTCTCCGATACTTGGTCAGTTGTTTGTACCTTAAATGCTGGCTCATTAGTCGATGGTGCTGGTGAAACAGATGATGTAACAGTTCCCGGTGTCGCTTTGGGTGACATGGTTCTTTGTGCATCTTTGGCTGTAGATTTGGTTGGTTTAACAGTTACTGGCTATGTCAGTGCCGCAAACACAGTCAAATTCCGCATCCAAAACGAGTCAGGTTCTACAGCAGACTTGGCATCAGCCACTATGGATATTATTGTTGTCCGTATGGTATAAAGATAGGGGGGCTAGTCCCCCCTTTCTCATTTAAGGGTTTTATGGCTACTTTTCGTTGTCTTCAATCAGGTAACACTGTGACTTTTACATATCAACATGATATTGATTCTATGAAGGGTCATCAAGGGTATGTAAGGATAGATGAACCAGAAGTAACCATAGAATCAGTTGATTCTGAGCGTACAGATACCGCTTTTGCGCCTGTCATTCCTACAATCAAGCGTATGGGTAGACCTCGAAAGGTTGAAAATGTCTGAAATTGACGCAAGAGATTTTGGTAGGTTAGAGGCTCAAGTAGAGGCTCTACATAGTCAGGTATCTCAATTGAGTAGCGATGTAAAAGCCTTACTTGAACTTGCCAATAAAGGCAAAGGTGGATTTTGGATGGGTATGACAATCGCTTCATTCATGGGCGGTGTCATTACCTTTGTTGCTGATCGACTCTGGAAATAAGGAGAATACTATGCCTTCAGTTGGAAAAAAGAAGTTTCCCTACACCGAAAAAGGGGAAAAAGAAGCAAAAGAATACGGCAAGAAAAAGGGTATTCCTGTAACTGTCATGGTAGCTATTGGCAAGCCAAAGGGTATGCCTATGCGTGGTGGTAGGACTGCTACCAACATGATGAAGAAATCCTCAAGAGGTAAATAATGTCTACATTCCAATTAGACCCCAATCAAGTTGCCTTGGGCGTTCCAAGTTTAGGCACTACGCAGATTTTTACAGTTACCAATTCAAGTGTTCAATCAACTGCTTTTGGCGCATCAACCACCATGATTCGTGTATCTTGTTCTTTAGGACACTGCCATTTTGAAATTGGTACAAACCCAACAGCAAGTATAACAACCTCTCCCATGATGCCTAATAACTTTTCTGAAATTATTAAGGTAAGTGCAGGGCAAAAGATTGCTGTCATTAAGGATGCTACTGTTACGTCATCAACCTTTTCCGTTACGGAGTTAGTATGAAAACCAAAGCACAAAAGAAGGTTAGCAAGGTAATGCGTGAATATAAGGCAGGAGAACTGCATTCTGGCTCTAAAAAAGGCAAAGTTGTGACCAATCCCAAACAAGCGGTGGCAATTGCCTTGTCTGAGGCAGGAATGTCCAAGCCTAAGAAGAAAATGAAATGAAACAGGGTCTTTATGCCAATATTCATGCCAAACAAGCTCGAATCAAGGCAGGTTCTGGCGAGAAGATGAACAAGGTGGGTTCTAAGAATGCACCTACTGCCGCTGACTTTAAACAGGCGGCAAAGACTGCAAAGAAACCTAAAAAGGTGAAGTGATGAAAACTCCTGCTTGGCAACGCTCCGAGGGCAAAAATGTTAAAGGGGGGTTGAATGCCAAGGGGAGATCATCTTATAATGCAGAAACTGGTGGCAACTTAAAAGCACCAGTAAAGTCGGGGGATAACCCTCGCAGAGCAAGTTTCTTGGCTCGTATGGCTGGCAATGATGGTGCTGAATACGACAAGAAAGGTGAACCAACAAGACTGCTTCTTTCGCTCAAGGCATGGGGTGCAACCTCAAAGGCTGACGCAAAGGCAAAAGCTAAAGCTATCTCCGCAAGGAATAAGGCAAAAGCGAAATGAGAGCATTATCAGTTGGTGTTAGTCCTACAGCGGCAGTAGACACAACAGTCTATACCTGTCCTACTGGCTATTACTCTAAATTTACTGTAATGTACATACACAATACAGGTGGCTCTACCAAGCACATAACTGTGCAATGGTTTGACGCAAGTGCCAACTCTACCCTTGATATATTGACTCAATACGATTTCACATCAAAGACCTATTTGCAGTTTGATGGCAATGCCTACATTGTTTTAGAAGAAGGCGACAAAATCAAAATAACTACTCAATCTGCAAGCTCATTCAGTTTTATTGCAACATTTGAAGAAGAAGGGTTGACAAGAGCATGACCTACCTTGAACTAATCAATGATGTACTTATCAGATTGCGTGAGACAACAATTTCATCAATCAATGAAACCACTTATTCAACTTTGATAGGCAAGTTTGTCAATGACGCAAAGCGTCAAGTTGAAGATGCCTTTTCATGGAATGTCTTGGGTCAAACTGTTACTGTTTCTACAGTCGCATCGACTTCATCCTATTCTTTGACAGGTGCAGGACAGAAGTTTCAAGTCATGGATGTCATCAATACAACAAGCAATGTTGGCTTGATGAACATCAGTTTTGTGGACATGAACCGCAAACTAAACTTTACGCCACTTGTGAACTCTCTTCCCACAGAATTTGCTTTTGATGGCGTTGATGGTAATTACGACACTAAGGTAAATTTATATCCAATACCTGATGGCGTATACACAATCAAGTTTTCCTTGACAGTGCCACAAGCTACTCTGGCATCAGGTTCGACAGTTGTGCTTGTCCCTGATGTTTTGGTGGCTCAGAATGCTTATGCTCGTGCATTGGTAGAGCGTGGTGAAGATGGTGGTCTGTCTTCATCTGAAGCGTATCTGTTGTACAAATCTATGCTCTCTGACCACATTGCTTTAGAAGGCACTCGTTACCCTGAGAATCAGGAGTTTGTAGCAATATGAGCAAGCAACTAGAAATTGCAAGCATTTCAGCCCCCGGCTTTTTTGGGTTGAATACTCAAGACTCGCCTCTTGATTTGAATGCTGGCTTTGCTTTGGTCGCGACAAACTGCATCATTGACCAGTTTGGTCGTATTGGTTCACGCAAAGGTTTTTCTAGGCTTAACTCATCTACTGGCAACTTGGGTGCAAACGATGTTACTGTGATGAATGAGTTGGTTCAGGCAGATGGTACTTTGACTGTATTGTTTGCTGGCAACAATAAGTTGTTTAAACTTGATGGGTCTAATGCTATTGTGGAGTTGACCTATGGGGGTGGTGGTACAGCACCAACCATCACCGCAAGCAACTGGCAAACAGCATCTTTAAATAACATCACATACTTCTTTCAGTCAGGGTTTAACCCGCTGATCTATGACCCTGCTGTAAGTACAACTACATATCGTAGAGTGTCAGAAAAGACAGGTTATGTAGGCACTGTGCCTGATGCCAATATTGTGATCTCTGCGTTTGGTAGATTGTGGGCGGCAAACACCACAGCCAATAACGCAACAGTCTTTTTCTCTGACTTGATTGCTGGTCATGTTTGGTCAACAGGAACATCAGGTTCTTTGAATGTAGACCGTGTTTGGGTCAATGGTGCTGATGAGATCACAGGTCTTGCGGCACACAATGGTTTCTTGTTTATCTTTGGTAAGCGTCAGATTCTGATTTATCAAAATGCCACAACACCAGCATCGATGTCATTGCATGACACTGTTGAGGGTATTGGTTGCATTGCCAGAGACAGTATTCAGACAACTAGCACTGATGTGCTTTTCTTGTCTAACTCTGGTGTCAGATCATTGATGAGGACTATTCAAGAGAAATCATCTCCTGAGAGGGACTTGTCTAAAAACATTCGCAATGACTTGATGGATATTGTGGCTGGTGAGACATTGGCTAATATCAAGTCTGTCTATTCAGAGCGTGAAGCGTTTTACTTGTTGACTACACCTAGTACAAAGTCAGTGTTCTGTTTCGACACCAAAGCCTACTTGCAGGATGGTGCGGCAAGGGCTACAACTTGGGACTCTATAGAACCAACATCATTATTGTCTCGCAGAAACGGTGATTTGTTAGTTGGTAAGAATGGTTATGTAGGCAAGTACGGTACTTTCCAAGACCATGATACTAAGTACAGGATACTGTATTACACGAACCACTCTGACCTTGGCGATCAAAATGTCACTTCTATTTTGAAGAAGTTGTCTACTGTTGTGATTGGTGGAAGTAATCAGGTAGTTACATTTAAGTGGGGATTTGACTTCAAGACCAACTACTTGTCTGACAGTGCAACTATCCCAACTCAAGGCGAAAGTCTGTATGGTGTTGCAGAGTATGGAGCAAACGCTACTGTCATTGCAGAGTATGTTGATGGTATTGCTTTGCAAACATTGACAGTTTCAGCATCAGGTTCTGGCAAGGTTGTGCAATCGGGGTATGAGTCTGATATTAATGGGACACCATTATCATTTCAAAAGATTGAAATTCAATCCAAACAAGGTAGATTAAGTTAAGGATAGATATGACAAATTACACAAAAGCAACCAACTTTGCAACCAAAGATGCCTTATCTTCTGGTAACCCTTTGAAGATTGTCAAAGGTACTGAGATTGATACTGAGTTCAACAACATTGCTACTGCTATTGCAACCAAGGCAGATTTGGCAAGCCCTACCTTTACTGGTACGCCTACATTGCCAACAGGTACTATTGCAACTACTCAGTCTGCTGGCAACAATACAACTGCAATAGCTACAACTGCTTTTGTTCAAGCGGCAATTGCTTTGTTGTATCCAGTTGGTTCTATTTACACAAATGCTTCTGTTAGCACTAACCCTGCAACCTTGCTTGGCTTTGGTACATGGACTGCATTTGGTGCTGGTCGTGTTCCTGTTGGTTTTGACTCAGGCAATGCACTGTTTGACACTGCTGAAGAAACTGGTGGTAGTGCAGATGCAATTACTGTCAGTCACACTCACACTGCAACTGTTACCGACCCCGGTCACAGCCACACTGTCAATTCATATAACACTACAGGTGGTTGTGTGGCTGGGCCAAATGGGGTCGTTACTCCGGCGGGAACAGTAACAGCGGCTACTGTTACTACAGGCATTACTGTTGCAAATAGTACAACTGGTTCAAGTGGCACAAATGCTAACTATCAGCCGTACATTACTGTTTATATGTGGAAGAGGACTGTATGAAAAACCCTGAAATATTGCATCACTTTTCTGATGGGTTGTATGCCAAGCAGTCATGTTTTCCTGCTGGCATGGCTATCTTGAAGCATACGCATGACTTCAGTCATTTGTCGATATTGTCACAAGGTAAGGTTGCTGTGTTGCGTGGTACTGAGATTGACATTGTTGAAGCACCAGCGTGTATTGAGATTGAAGCAGGGTTGACTCATGGAGTCAAAGCGATAACAGATTGTGTTTGGTTTTGTATTCATGCCACAGACGAGAAAAACCCGTCAAAAGTGGATGAAATTTTGATTAAAGGGGAATGATATGCCTATAGCCGCCGCCGCAATAATGGGAGGTGCATCACTGCTTGGCGGTTCGATGCAGAGTAAAGCCGCTGGAGATGCGGCACGACAATCAGCACAAGCACAACTTGAGTCTGCACGAATTGCGGCTGAGGCGGCTAAGTTTCGCCCTGTTGGTGTAACTACTCGCTACGGCACTTCAAACTTCCAGTTTGACCCTAGTGGTTATCTGTCTGGTGCTGGTTACACAGTCAGTCCTGAACTCAAAGCCTATCAAGACCGATTACAGGCTCTTACAGGCGGTGCTTTAACTCAGGCTGAGATGGTTGGTCAACAGTATGCGCCACTTCAACAAGGTGCTCAAGGACTGTTTGGATTGGGTCAACAGTACCTACAGCAGACTCCTGAACAAGTTGCGGCTCAATATATGCAACAGCAACAAGATTTGCTTGCACCTAGTCGTGAGCGTCAATATGCTCAGTTGCAAAACCAATTGTTCCAAACAGGTCGTGGTGGGTTGTCTGTAGGTGCTACAGGATTGCGTCCAAGTGGTGCTGGTGGCTTGGGTGCTACAACTCCTGAGATGGAAGCCTACTACAACGCATTGGCGCAACAAGACTTGGCATTGGCTTCTCAGGCTCAACAAGCTGGTCAGCAAAATGTGGCTTTTGGTGCAGGTTTGCTAGGTTCTGGTGCTGGCTTAATGGGTCAGTATCAAGCTGGTCAAGTCGGTGCTTTGAGTCCATTTACAAGCTATTTGGGTGCTGGCTCTACGATTGAGTCTCTTGGTCAACAACCTTTAGCTTTGGGTTCTGAACTTGGTGGTCGTTCTGCTACTGCGGGTGGTAATGTTGGTCAATCACTCCTTGCTGGTGGATTGGGTGCGGCTAGGACTATGCAAGCCGCATCAGGACAAAGTGGATTAGGAACATTCTTGTCAAGTTTAGGTAGAAGTCCTGAGTTTGGTAGTGGTGTGGCTAATGCCTTTAGCGATTACACAATGAACAGAAATATTGCTGGCGCAGTGCCTACATCTACAAGACCTTTAAATCCCATGAGTGGTGCGGATTTAGAGGCACTTGGATATGGTTATTTATAAAGGATAAATCATGGCAACATCAGACATCTTAGGTTTATTCGCAAGCCCACAGCAGTATGAGCAACAGCGTCAAGCCGCTATGGAGGCTCAAGCCTTGCAAATGGCAAGACTTAGCCCTATGGAGCAAGGGCAGTTTGGCATTGCTCTTGGCGCACAGCAATTAGGTCGTGCCATTGGTGGTGCTTTGGGTGGTGTAGACCCACAGTTGCAGAAGATCACTCAGCGTCAGCAATTGCTTGGCATGATTGACCCAAGCAATCCTGATTCTTATGCTCAAGCAATTCAAGCCGCACTACAAACTGGTGACCAAGAAGCGGCATTCCTATTGCGTAATGAGATGATGAGGGCGAAAGAACAGTTTGCTGTTGCAGAGGCTCGTGGCTTTGAGCGTGAGAAGTTTTTGATTGATCGTGGCGAGGGTATCAGAGCAAGAAGTCTACAAGCAGATGCACTCGAAAAGGCAAAATTACTTGTCAGAGAAGATGGCACTATAGATCAAACCGTTTATGCTGACTTGATAAATAACTATGGTCAAGTTGGTGCAACTGTTGCCAAACAAAGACTTGACAGTATGCAAGGTATTAAATCAATGCAAGCGCAACAATTGGCTCAAGGATTGTTTAATCCAGATGGAACTCCTAACCTAGCAATTGTTGGTGAATTACGCCAAACACCTGAAGGTAGAAAAATCCTTGAGGAAAACGCTCCCAAAACAATGACAGTTAAAGGTGATGAAACAATAATGTCTGTTCCTGTTTTGGGTGAAACTCCTAAAGTAATTAAACAAGGTCAAAAAGTTGAACCATTTACAGGAACTATGGCTAATGCCGCTAATTTTCTTTATCAAACAACAGACCCTAAGAAAATATTTTCTACTTATGGTCAGGCTGGTCTTGATAAGGTAAGCCAAAAAGCAGAAGAACTTTCAACAAGAGAAAGACCTGTTACAAACATAAATGTGTCGAATCAAATGCAAAAAGGTTTTGGAGAAAACCTTACAGACACTATTACATCAAACATTAAGGCTGGAAGTTTAGCTAGACCTATTTTGAGTGCTGTTGATAGTATGCAAATCTTGTTAGATGAGGGTGTAAAAACTGGATTTGGTCAAGAAACAATGTTGCAAGTTGGTAGGGTTGGTCAAGTATTCAATCCTGATTTCAACATTAAAGGATTGGCTGGACAAGAAGCATTACAGTCAATTTCAACTAACTTAGTCTTGCCACAAGTTAAGCAACTTGGTGTTAATCCAACCGATACTGATTTGAAGTTCATCAACACTGGTTCACCTAGCCTGTCAAAAACAGTTGCTGGTAATAAGTTGATGTTGTCTGCCTTGAGGTTAAAAGGTGAGCGTGACCAAGATTTGGCAAGATTTACAAATACTTGGTTGTCTCAAAACACTAAATTGACAACAACAAATCCAACTCAAGCATATGTCAAATTTAATACTGATTTTGATGCATACACACAAAGTAGCCCTCTATATGCACCATCAGCAAATAGACTTAGAGAGCAATTTAATGCACTTGGGTCATCAGGACAACCAAGAGCAGGACAACCAAACGCTCGTGATGCTTTGAAGCGTGGCGGTTTAATAAATCCATAAAGGAAAACAAAATGTCATCTCTCAAAGACCAAATTTTAGACTTGCGTGACGAGTTAATGATTGCCAAAGATGAGGGCAAGTTAACTCCTGATGGTCAAAAAATGCTAGATCAACTTGAGACAAAGAGTTGGACTACTGGAGGTTTTGGTCAGTTTATGCAAGGGTTAACCGCTAATTTTTCTGACAGTGTAATTGGCTCAATTAAATCTTATTTAAGTCCTGCACCAACTGCAATTGCAAAACAAGTTGGTATGGCTACACCAGATCAACCACCACCATCACCATCAGATGTTGGTGTTGCAATGGAACGAATTGGTTTAGAAGAATATAGTAAAGAGTCCCCTGTTAAATCAGTTGCGGCAAATATTGCTGGTGCGGCTACACCAGCATTTCTCACGAAAAGACCAATAACTTCATTGCCAGCACAAGCTGGAATTACCACACTTAGCGGTGTTACTGCTGGAATAGGTGAGTCTGAAGCTGAATTGTTTAGTCCTGAGTCCATGAAAAGCGGTGCAGTGGGAGGTGCAACAGCATTAGCGATGCTACCTCTCACTAAAGGGTTAGGCATGGCGGGTGGAACTGTTTATCGTGGTGTCGTAAAGTCAATTTTTGATAACCCACAAAAATTAGGAACTGATGAGGCTAGGTCACTAATTAAACAAGCATTAGTGGCTGATGTTGGTGGGGTTGATGAAGCTATTAAATATGTTTTAGAGCGTAAGGGAAAGCCTTATGTTTTGGCTGATGTTGGGGCAAATACTAGGGCATATTTAGATGCCGCCAATACCATACCAAGCGTTGGGAAAGCAACTGCTAAAAATTTCATAGAGCAAAGAGACAAGGGAATATTATCAAGACTGACAACAGACTTGCAAGTTGCTTTTGGCTCAAAAGCCGCATTCTTTGATGAGTTCAATGCTCTGAAACAAGCACGATCTCAACTTGGTGGCGCACTTTATGAGAGAGCATTAAAAAAAGATATTCCTGTTACCTCTGAGTTGGTTTCTTTGATGGACAGACCTAGCGTCAAAAATGCTTTTGTAAGAGCGCAAGAATTAGCCAAAGAACAAGGAGTTAAATTACCTGATGTACAAGTAGTAAATGGGAAACTTGTTACATCAGATGGGAGTCCAGTTACAAGTATAAACACAACTTTTTTGCATTATGTAAAAATGGGTTTGGATGATGGTATTTTTACTGGCAAAAGTCCAACTAGTGGAATTGGGTCAACTCAACTCAATGCCTTTAAAGACACTAGATCAAATTTCCTTGCGTTGTTAGATTCATCTAATGGCACATATAAAAATGCAAGGCGTGTTTGGGCATCTGATACAGCAGTAATGGATGCTATGGAAGAGGGTCGGACAGTCTTCAACAAAAGCCCTAAAGATGTTGACATTTTGTTAAACGATATGAAGACAATGACTAAATCAGAACTTGAAGGCTTGCGTCTTGGAACTATGCAAAATCTTCTAGACAGAATAGGTGGGGCGCAAGTGGCTGATACGGTTGTAGGTGCAACTGGAAATCCAGCGTTGAAGATCATCAATAACCCAAAGAATTTAAAAATTATTCGTGAGACTTTTCCTAAAGATGAAGCTGGAGACAAGTCTTTTGGTCAGTTCATTAAGAACTTGAAAACTGAAGTTGAGATGAAAAGCACTTCAAAACAAGTTTTACAAGGGTCACAAACTGCCGAAAGAACTCAAGCAATTCAAGATGTTCGTGCTGGCGGTAAAGCTATGCGTGAAATGCCTGTGATGAGTATTCAAGGCATTCTGACTAGGGCATTGCAAAGAGACTATGCAAACTTAGGTGATGAACAAACTAGGGCTGTTGCCTCTGAAATGGTTAGAATTTTGACAACAACAAAACCTGAAAAGTTGCAAAAAATTGGAAAAGAGTTGGCTGGTCGCAGTCTTTACGATGTAATCAGTAAAGATGTTCCAGAACTTTTACCAGCTTTAGGTAGAACTATTTTGAGTCCATCATCTGTTGGTATTATGTCTGGTACAGCCGCACCGAACATTCAAAATGCAATGGGCTTATTTAGCCAATAGGAGACTGAAATTGACCCAATCAGCATTTGCCTCCTTGCGGCAGGACTTGTCAAACAGATTCAAGCTGGCTGTGAACTTTACAAGCAAGCAAAAGAATCTTTTGTTGAGATTAAAGACACAACCGATCAGATTGTGGCTACTAGCAAGGAACTTGGTGGCTTATGGAGCAAGCTACGCAAGTTCTTTGCTGGTAGCCCAAAGCCTCAAGTTGCAAAGCCTGTGGCTAAGTCTAAGAAATCTGTTTACAAATCTGTTGACGAAACTCAAGTCAAAATTGACATCGTTTCTAACCTAACATCGTTTTTCAAACTTCAAGAACAACTTGCGGCACACATCAGAGAAGAAGAAGAAAAGAGTCTGACAGTCTATGACCCTGACCAGAACCACATGGAAGCGGCTTTAAAGAGGGTGATGGCACAACAGGAGATGGATGCGTTAGTTGTGCAGATTCGTGAGTGTATGGTGTATCAAAGCCCTCCTGAGATGGGCGCACTTTACTCAGAAGTCTTCAGCATGAAGGACAAGATTGAAGAGGAGCAAACCCAAGCAAGGTTAAAGGAAGAGGCTAAAAAGAGGCAAGAGGTATGGCTACGCAAGGAAGAGGAAAGAAACTTCCAGTTAAAGCTAGGGTATCTAGCGGTGACTTTTATCTTCCTCCTCTACCTGTGGCTGTGGTTACTGTTCGTAAGTCAGTTGAGGAAGACATAATGGGATGGATTGCCGCTTGTGTCTTGATTGCTTTGCTTTTGCCATTGATGGGGTTTCTTTATATTGACATCTTGGAGACTAAAAATGAAGCAAAGTCTCAGATTGAAAAAGTAGAGAAACTCAGAAGACAGGTTGAACAAAAAGAGAGGGAGAAAGAGAAATGAAAATAGTTTGCTTAATGGCACTGGTTCTATTGTCTGCCTGTGAAGACAGGTTCAGATACCCTTGCCAAGACCCTCAGAATTGGCAGAATACCGAATGTAAACCCCCGATCTGTACCGCTACAGGTACTTGTCCAGAGCAACTCGTTAAACCTGAACAGGAGAAAAAGTAATGCCAACAGTAGGATACAAACAAAACACACGCATGACTGCTGAAGAGATTGAAGTTCGAATTTGGGCAGTCGTTATCTTCTCACTGACCATGATTCTTCTTGGCTCTGTGGCAATGTTCCTGTACTCAGTTTCATTCGTGACGCAACCCATGTCAGGCATGGCGGCAATTGATAAGGTCTACACCCAACAGATCAACACCATCATGGTGTTCATCACTGGTGTTTTGGGTGGTGTAGCTGGTCGTAGTGCTGTTTCAGCCAGTGCCAAGGCTTTTGCCAAGGCAGATGCAGATGCTGACTCTGACGAGCCACCAAAGCCATGAGCCTGTTCAACCCTTATGTAATTCTTGGCATCGTCTTGGCGGTGCTGAGTGCTTTTGGCAGTGGGTACTGGAAAGGTTCAGAGGATGAGATTACTCGTCAGCAACTTGAGATTGCGAAACTCAATGCTGAAGCTAGGCAGAAAGAACAAATCCTAGTCTCAGCAATCCAAACCCAAGCCACTAAACTTCAGAAAGCAAATCAAGATGCAAAACTTGTTCAACAAAAGCGTAATGCTGACATTGATTCTGGTGCTTTACGGTTGCGGATTCCTGTCAAAGCAACCCACTGCCCCGTACAAACCACCACAGATACCGCCCCTGCCAGCGGAGATAGCGGTCAAGAGAGAGCCGAACTTGACGCAGAGACTGCTAAATCTCTTGTCACCATCACAGACGATGGAGACGAAGCCATTAGACAACTTACCGCCTGTCAGCAAGCCTACGAATCCATCTACGAAACCTTGAAAGGAAAACCATGAACTTATCAGCCAACTTCACCCTAAAAGAACTCACCAAGTCAGACACTGCCACTCGTTTGGGTTTAGACAATACACCTGATGAACAGGCACTTGAGAACTTGAAGACTCTTTGCGAAAAGGTATTGCAACCAGTTCGTGAACACTTTGGTAAGTCTGTCACCGTGAACTCTGGCTATCGTAGCCCTGAGTCCAATGCCGCTGTAGGAGGTTCTAAGACCAGTGACCATTGCAAGGGTCAGGCGGCAGATATTGAGATTACTGGTGTTGCCAATGCTGATCTGGCTCAATGGATTATGGACAACTTGGACTACACACAATTGATCTTAGAGTTCTATACCCAAGGAGTCCCCGATTCAGGTTGGGTTCATGTTAGCTATGACCCAAACAACCTGAAGAAACAAGAGTTGACTGCCACTAAGATAGCTGGTAAGACTACTTATCTGAATGGACTTGTAGCTTAATCTGAGTCTTGCAGAAGTGTTTGGAGATAAGGTGTTCGTACAGAATCACCTCTCCACACTTCTGGCATAACCAAGCTACGCCTTGGTCAACCTTAGTCTCCCTCTCGCCTCGCAGACCTCTGCTTCTGCCATAAAAGGTGCGTATCTTGACGATCATTTCTTAGCATTTGCCTTTGAGTAGGTGAGGCATTGCTTGCGTTCATTTAAAGACTGCTCTGTCTTCCTGATCTGCTCTCTGCGTTTCAAACCAAGAATTTTGCCATTATTTATCATCTTCAACTCAGCATCTCTTGTCCAGATTGATGGTTGACCCTTGTAGTCCCATGCTGAATTCATGTGTTGAGTTCCTTTAATTTAGATTCAATGTAGTCAATGACTGCCTCAATGCCATCGGGTGCGTCTTGCATATACTTAGCGCACAAGCGGTCTTCTTTTGCCAGCCCTACCCATGTGCGCTGTGCCAAGGCTTTGGCGGCTACCAGTTTGGCACAATGTACAAGTTGTTCTAGCGTCATTGGCACAATTAAGCCCTTAATTGATGACCAATCAAACTTTGCCCATTCTGTATAAACATCAGGACAGCCAGCCTGTCTTGCCATCTCAATGATTTCATCTTGTGTCATTTCTTCATCCCCCGAATAAAAATCCCAAACGAATCAAGAGTATCTTTGCCGAACCCTTGCATCTTCTCAATCTCAAGTACAACCTGTTCAAGGATGTCGTTCCTCAACTCGTCATATACCTCTTGTTGGGTTTTGTACTCCTCAACCTGTCTCTTCCTGTTCAATGATTCATTCATGTCCAAACTCCTGAAGTTCTGTGATGCGTTTGTAAAGCCTAAAGATTCTTTGCTCGTTGTAGTTCACAATGGCTTGCGAATATTCAACTGAAGTCTCTGCTTGCAACTTGGCAAGTTGTGCCTCAACCAGTTCCTTTTGCACCATCTCCAAAGGAGTTTTTGGTCTGAGCAAATCCTTTACATACTTGATTGTTAAATCTCTCCAGTTCATGCCTTTTTCCTTTTGCTGTGGCTGATGACCAAAACTCTTTCAACCTTTTCCTTGGTCACGAATCGGTGCAAGTTTGCACACTCGTAGCGTCTGTAGGTTGACTTGTCTGACCTATCTCGTGTTTCTAGGGTTCTCACCCACTTCTCACAAACTGGACATTTCACTCTTGTTCGCTTTCTCTTAGTAGCCAAAAAACAAATGCTACGCAGACTGCTATTCCCAATGCGAATCCGAATATCACTATCAGCATGAAACTTACTATGGTTTCTAGCATTTGTTGTCTCCTTAGAGTCAAAGTAAAAGAGTGCGCCAGCACAAAGCAAAGCTATGATGACTTTGTGCCAGTGGCTCATTTTGTTGCAACAATCAATTCAATCTCAGTATCCTTGAGTTGCTCCTTGATAATTGTCAACTCTTGCTCAATGACCGTGAGTTTCTTGTCCATGCGTTCTCTGGTCAACTTCTCAGCGTGGCAGTACCCAATCAAGGATGCGTCAGTTGCCACCTTGCGGATGAGTTGAATGATCTGGTCACGACTCATAAAGCCACCAGCGATATCTTTGGATGGCGCAATCTTGGCAATCAATTCTTCTAAGTCTTTTTCGATGCTCATGCTGTCTCTCCTTGTTGGTATGTGTTCCATGCAGTTTGTAGTGCGGTGAAGTTCATGGGTGCAATGGTGACTGTGGACAGGAACAGACCCTTACCATGCGTTCTGCGCCCCCAATCGTCTGTTGCCTTGGTGTTCGTGAGTTCACCCTTTTTGACTGCGCTATAGACGCTATTAGGTTTGAACCCTGCCTCTACAAGGTCTTCCATAGTGCGAGGTTCTTGGCAGAAGTCTTGTAGTGGTGTCATTTCACTAACTCCTTTGCAATCTCAATCAAGAAAGGCACAGCCAGAATCAAGCCCACTAGGGTGGCTTGCAGGGTTTGCTTAAGCGTCATCATCATTCTCCTCACAGAGTTCACAGGTTGGGTGGTCAGGGTCACGGCAGTCGGGGTGGTTGAGCAGTTGGAATCGGTAGCGTCTGAGGTGACGAGCCTCAGACTTGATCTCCTCTGCTTCTGAATCATCAATGGGGTACATGGTGTTCCTTAAATTTGGGGGTCTATGCCCCCTTGGGTTGGTTAGTTAACGACTCTCAGAACACCAGTGTGACCAGTGCCTTTTAAGAACTCGACCATTTCGGCAAGCAATTCCTTTTTGGAATTTGCAGAGAACTCAATGGGTGTATCTGCAAGATCGACAATATTGGTGCGAATATTGATGCCCTCAATCTCGCCAAGAAAATACTCGCCAGAGTAGCAGTCATCTTTTTCGTACACATATGCTTTGTAAATTTTTGTCATTTCAATTCTCCTGTTAGGTTGAAAGATGGGGCTTGCGCCCCCTTGGGTTTAGTAAATTGTGAATCCAATTAATTCATTGATGTCGTGACCCGCTTCTTCAGCCACTTGACCAGCTCTGCTACAAGCCGCCAAGTACAAAGATTTGTCACTTGTTGGGTCAACTGCATTCTCAGCATCAACGCACATATCAGAAAGGTCTAAGCCAGTTTGCTTTTCAATCACTTGAAGTTTTTGGATTAGTTCTGAGTAGGTCATTTTGTTTTTCCTGTTTGCTTTATTGATGTAGTGAATCATATACCGATTAACTACCTTGTCAACTACCCTATAACTAATCCCCCACAATTAACTCAACTATTAAATCACAAAGGGCTTGACCAATGGATTAAAAGTCTTTAGACTCCTCCCCACTATGAACACACAAACTATGCAAACCATTGAAAACATTAAGGAAAAGGCTGAAGTAGCTGGCTACACCATCACCGATGTTGCTCGTCATGCTGGCTTTCACCCTGCTCAAGTCAGCCGATACGCCACAGGTAAAACCATACCACTTGTGACAACCATCAGGCGGCTAGATGAGTCGGTAGATTCCCTGATTCAGGCTCGTTTTAAGGCTATCAGAGGGCTTCTCAATGACTAGGCGCACCATTGGTATTGATTGCGGTCTGAATGGTGCTCTTGCCCTCATAGTCGATGGGGAACTGGTCAAGGTTGAGGATATGCCTACAGTCACCCTCACCAGAAACGGCAAGAACAAGCGTCAGGTGTCAGTGCCTGAACTGGTTCAGATCGTCAAGGACTTTGACCCCAACGAAGCATTCACCGAAAAAGTGTTTGCTATGAGTGGGCAGGGCGTGACTTCAGTCTTTTCTCTGGGGCGCAGTCTTGGGGTTGTAGAGGGAGTGTTAACAGCCCTACAGATCAAGACCACCATGATGACACCACAGACTTGGATTAAAGCAATGGGTGTTGTTGGTGGTAAGGATGGGTCAAGAGCCAGAGCGATGGAGTTGTTTCCTGAACACATGAGCCTCTTTAAGAGGGTCAAGGATGATGGGCGTAGTGATGCCAGTTTGATTGCACTTTGGGGGTATCGCAATGGATGAAAAAGAACGGCAAACCTTGCGTGAACACATTGTCTGGCTTGCCTCTCAACTTGAGCAAGAGAGAAAGCAAAACCAGCACACTGTTGTGTTCCTAAAGCGCATCCTTGACCCTGAAGACTTGGGTCATGCAGTATCAAACGAAACCAGACAACTAGCCTACCAATTACTCATTGAACATCACCACATCGAAAGATCATCATGGCAACAAAGCAACTAAACATCAGACCATCAGGTATTGGACGCACTATTGCTTGCCCTGCAAGCGTCAGGTTATCAGCACAAGTTCCTTACCAAGAGGGTGGTGAGGCGGCAAAGATTGGCACTGCAATTCATGCACTAGCAGAGCATTGCTTTAAAGATCAATCAGACCCCATGCTCTTAGTTGGCACAGTCGTTGAGGGCATCACAATGACAGAGGAGAACTGTGACTTTGCCAAACAATATCTTGACGCTATTTTTAATATATACAACGAGGTTGAATGGGCTTGCGAGGGCGAAGTTGAGAAATTCCTACCCTACCAAGATACCCCTGCATACAAGTGTGGTGGTACTGCTGATTTTATTGGCATCAGCACTTCATGGCGCAAACTCATCATTGCAGACTTGAAAACTGGTAGAGGGTATGTCGATGCTGATAGTGAACAGTTGAAGCTATACGCATTGGCGGCAATGGAGTCTGAAGGTTTATATCAAGACATCGACACCATCGAACTCCAGATTATCCAACCCCATCACGGTGAGGTACGCAAGCACACAATGACAACTCAGGAGTTGGTTGATTGGGAGCATTACATCCTGACCCCTGCCATTGAGAATGCTCTTAACCCTGCATACCCACCTGTACCTAGTGACTCTGCTTGCCAGTACTGTGCGGCTAAAACTATCTGCCCTGCACAAGCAAACATGGTTGAGGTTGTTCACTCTGCACCTCCAGTTGAAGTGCTGACAGAAGAACAGATCAGCGTCTTGCTGACCAAGTTCGACATGGTTGAGGACTACATCAAGGCGGTCAGAGATCATGCCCTTAAACGCATGGAGAAGGGTGCTGTGATTGCTGGATGGCAACTTGCACCCAAGAGAGCGTTAAGGTCTTGGACTTCAGAAGATGAGGCGATGAAGCATCTCATGTTCCTTGGCATGGGCATTAAAGAGATAACGAAGACCGAACTCATCACCCCTGCACAGGCAGAGAAACTATTGCCTAAAGGCTTAAAGGAGTCCATCGAACCTTTAACTTCCCGCATATCTTCAGGATTGACGCTTGCCAGAGACAAAGGTTTGAGTCAATAATCCCAACCCCAATCCCCCACAGTGACATCAGTCACATTTTTCAACTTCAACTTTTAACAGGAAACATCAAATGAACTTAAACCTTTCAAACAGCGGTGGCTCAGGCAACTACATTCGCTTCTCTCCTCAATCAAACGCATGGACTAACCAAGATGGTGAGTTCACCTTTGAGAAGTCGGTCTTTGACTATGAGAACCTTGAAACAGGTTGGATGCTGATTGCAACTGGCATCTTTGAATTCTTGCCTGATGGCAGTCTTGGTCAAAAAGGCTCTCAGCCAAGTGCAGAGCACAAGCGTGGCTTCAAAGCAACTTTCTACAACAAGACTATGGGGGTTGCCGAATTTAGTGCAAACGGTGCGGGTGCAAACATGGGCTTAGAGGCTCTCTGGAAGCAAGTGCAAGCACAGCAATCAGCTAACCCTAGCAAGTTGCCTGTGGTCGAGTACAAGGGTTCACGCCCTGAGAAGGTTGGAAAGGGAACTACACGAGTGCCATTGTTTGAGGTGGTGAGTTGGGTGGCACGGCCAGCGGCTATGCAAGAAGGTGCGGTCATGGAAGCGGCGGCATCAGAGTTTGATGTACCAACACCAAAGCCAGTAGCCAAGCCAGCACCTAGCAAGCCAGCACCCTCACAAAGTGATGATGAGATGTTCAGCTAAACACTGAATCAACCAGCACCAGAGTTTTCGGGGGAGAACTCTGGTTTTTTTGTCTCTTTAACTTTGGTAGGTGGTATGAATGAGTTGGCTTTATTCGCAGGTGCTGGTGGAGGAATACTTGGCGGCAAACTGCTTGGATGGAGAACAGTCTGTGCAGTCGAGTGGGAAGCCTATCCAGCAAGCGTACTGTGCGCCCGACAAAATGACGGTCTTCTCCCGCCTTTCCCGATTTGGGATGACGTTCAAACCTTTGACGGAAAACCTTGGCGAGGAATTGTCGATGTCGTCAGTGGTGGCTTTCCATGTCAGGACATTAGTGCCGCAGGAAAAGGCGCAGGAATTGATGGAGAACGATCAGGAATGTGGTCAGAAATGGCTCGCATCATTCGTGAAGTACGACCACGATTCGTCTTTGTGGAGAACTCACCAATGCTCACTTCTAGGGGGCTTGGACGAGTTCTCGGAGACTTGGCCGCAATGGGGTTTGATGCGAGATGGGGAGTGTTGGGAGCAAAAGACATTGGAGCAAGCCATCAGAGGGACAGAATCTGGATTGTCGGCAAAGTTTCCAACACCAGACACAACGATGGCAAACAGAGGGACATCACCAAACTGGAAGCCAAAAAGACCATCTGGAGCACAGGCTCAGTATTCACTAAATCAAGCACTCAGGGACTTAACTGGGTTGACTGGAAAACCGAACCCGATATTTGTCGAATGGTTAATGGGTTGGCCACAGGGATGGACAGACTTAAAGCCCTTGGAAATGGACAAGTCCCACTTTGTGCCGCAACAGCATGGCGAATCCTTACAGAAAGATAACTAAATGTCAGCACAACAAATAGCCACCACACTCGGCAACGCTAAGAAAGTGGGAAATGGTTACCTAGCAAGTTGTCCTGTTCCTCATCATGGTCAGGGCAATGGAGACAAGAACCCATCCCTATCAGTGACAGATGGTGAGGATGGCAACATACTCTTTAAGTGTCATGGTGGGTGTGAGCAGTCAGCAGTGTTCAGCACCATCAAGGACATGGGCTTACTGCCAGCACTACCAGACAGACCAGAATACCTATCAAATGTCAGACCCATCATGCCAGCAATACCAATCCTAGAGAATGAATGGGTCTATACAGACGAGAACGAAATCCCGCTGTTCCTCAAGCAAAGATACAAGACCTTTGATGCCAAAGGTAAGACCTATAAGACTCTCAGAGTCATGGCTGATGGCAGTCGTGTAGGGAAGTTGGGAGATTGCAGAATCGTGCCTTACAGACTCCCCGAGGTGCAACAGGCAGTTGCCGAGGGAAGAGCAATCTATATCTGTGAGGGTGAAAAGGCGGCAGATGCCTTGTGCAGTCTTGGAGTAGTAGCCACCACCTCGCACGCTGGTGCAGGAGGCTGGAATCAAGACCTGAACCAATACTTCACAGGCGCAAATGTTGTTGTCGTGCCAGACAATGATGCCGCTGGTTGGGGTTATGCAGACAAGATCGTTCAGTCGTTGCTTGGCATAACCAAAAGCATCAGGGTCATTGATCTGGAGTTGCCAAAGCCAAAGGAAGATGCACATGAGTTTGTCCATAAATACTCAGGCACAAAGGAAATACTGGCAAGCAAAGCCAAGAAGTCTCAGCCATTGACGCATGAAGATGTCATCCTGATACCCAAAAGATTGATTGAATCAGCAATTGATTCCCTGTTAAGCCACAACAATGAACCTAAAGAAGAACAGCAACAGCAACCCAATGCCCGAAAGAAGCTACTGGTCGAGTCTTGGGACTCCATTAAGGATGAGCCAGTTGAGTGGCTGGTCGAGTCGATCATTCCTAAGAAAGCCTTTGTTGCCCTGTACGCACCCCCTGCCTCATGGAAGTCGTTTATTGCCTTGGATTTGGCAGAGGCGATAGCTACAGGTAGGGATTGGATGGGTTACAAGATACCCAAAAAAGGCGCAGTTTTATTCATATCTGGTGAAGGGTATGGCGGTATGGGCGCAAGGGTGTCGGCTTGCAAGATACAGAACCAGAGTCCAGATGGCGCAAACCTGTACATCATCAGGGCGCAACTCAACCTCAGATCGTCACCCGAGGACTTCACCGAACTACTCAACGCCATCAATGACCTGATTGCTGAGATAGGTGAACCCATAGAACTCATCATCTTGGATACCCTGATGAGGATGGCAGGCGGTGAGTTCAACGAGTCATCATCTGAGGATATGGGTGGGTTTATCACCCAAACAGGCAAGTTGCAAGAGATATTTGAATGTGCCTTGCTGGTGATTCACCACACAGGCAAGGACATTAGTAAAGGTTTGCGTGGGCATAGTTCATTGTTAGGTGGGTGCGATACGGTGCTTGAGATCGTGAGACAGGATTCAGTCATCAACTCATCAGATGTGAGCGTGATAGGGAATGCAATCCTCAAAGTGTCAAAGCAGAAAGATGGGGCTGACTCCATCGAATTAGGCATTGAGATCGTACTGGTGGAGATTGGAACATCAACGCTAGGCTTTGAAATTAACACCAGTTTGGCTATCAGGCACAACCAAGACATAGCTGGTGGGAACTCAAAAG